CCCGCCTGTCGCTTATTGTCGACGACGGCGGCTCCGTAGACGCGCTGGAGCAGAAAATCATGGCCTCAGCGCAGAGGTCTAGGGCATCCTACTTGGGCACGATGCAGACGATTAGCAAGCTAGGGCTTCAGGCCGGAGATGCGTTTAATAGCAACGACGAACTGATTCGATTCACGGAACTGCTGAATAAGAACTTCGTCATTGGCGGATCGTCTGCTACAGAACAGGCAGCGGCTATGTACCAGCTAACTCAGGCTATGGGCTCGGGACGCCTCCAGGGCGATGAGTACCGCTCCATCATCGAGAATGCACCCATGCTTGCCGGAGCCATTGAGGAATATATGAGAAATGTGCAGGGAGCAACGGGGGCAATGAAGGACTGGTCCTCGGAGGGCCTCCTGACCGCAGACGTTATCAAGGCAGCGGTTTTCAACTCCGCTGATGAAGTAGAGGCCCGTTTCCAGCAAATGCCCATGACCTGGGGGCAGGTATGGACACAGATGCAGAATAAGGCCATAGCGGCCTTTGACCCGGTCCTTTCCAAGCTGAA